GAGAAGCTAGCGCAATATTAAATGGTTCGTTTGTATTCTCTACTTCTTCTGAAGATAGAATCTCATTGCCCATAAAGCTAGAAAAGCTTGCAGAAACTATATGTCCAACTATCTTTTCTTTTTGATGTTCAATATTAGTTGGCTTATGTTTGAATTGTTCAAGAATGTTTATTGCTGATTTAGAGTCAATTCCATCACCATTCTTATTAAATGCATTAACTACTGCTCCATTAAATGCCACAGCGAGTAAATCCATATTTTTTTCAAGATCGACATCTGTCGGTATGATTTCCTTTAATGACTCAAGTGAAGCTTTACTGATATTAAGGTCTGGCGAATCAATATCTCCAGACGCTAAAATTATATTTGAAAAATTTGTAGTGTATTTAAATTTTTTGCTCATCTATTTTAAGTACACTATTTTTTGTGATTTTTACTATGATATAATATAGCTGAAGGGTAATCGGACAGTTCATGCTTTGCGGACACCTCCAATATGTCAGGCATAACATCTAACTTTTGAATATTATCGATGTTCTTAACACAAGACAATAATGTACGCTTCCACTGCTTTTGTTCTTTAGCGCAAACAACTGATTCGCACAACTTAACAATTAAATCTTTATGATTGTCATTCAATTCTTTTAAATTTTTATGTTTTTGGAAATTAGCAATAGCATAAGATTGTAAATCTTCTATATCATATATTGTTTGTTGAACATTATCTTTTCCATAATAATCTGCGGCTTGTAATGGAATTTGATTTGTTCCATTTGGTCGTCCAGGAGATTTTTTAGTTTTATTTTGTGTTTCTTTACTTTTTTGCTGAACAGCTTGTTTTTGGTTCTGCACGCCTTCTTTTTGGATTTCTAGTTGTTCTTCTGCAATTTCTCGATCTTTTTCAGACTGAACACTTTCAATCATTGGTATACCACCAACCAAAGGATTGTAATAACCTTTTTCACGTTGCTCAACATACTTTTCTTGAACTTGAGATAATTCGCGTGGATTTGGATACAGTCCAGTTTGCATGGATTTGATGCCTTGCTCTGGAGTAAGTATACCAATTTCCAACAATCTAGTAATAACTCTATGAAACTGAACTTCATCTTTAATGTCAATCTCTTCAAATTTAGCTGTGGGATAAGACTTTAATCCCATGTTCTGACAAACCTCTTTAATTTGCGGCTGTAAAAAATCATTTAAAAATGCATTACGAGACTCTTTTAATCTCTCTAAAAATATTTCAGCTTTAACTTGTGTATTTGAGAACTTTTCACTACCCACAATAATATTTTGTAGACCTTCTTTAATATCTTCATTTACTATTTTGTATTTTTCAGAACCAAGAACTTTATTAAGGTCAGGAATAACAAATTGAGCTTTAGTTGTGTAATCTGCAATTAATGCTCGGCCAACACTCTCATTTTTAAATAGCTCTTGCATGGCTTTTAAATTGTTTGGGTTTACTCCGCCTTTATCTGGCTCTGCCCCCATTGTAATTAAAAGTATTACATTCTCTACGGTTCTACATATAGCTTGATCAATCTTCTTTAGCTCTAACTTCCAATTAATATCATCTAATACAGGAAAGCCAAAAGGAACAGCAAAAGGTTCATAATCTTGTTTTTTATAAAATGAATAAATTAATTTTTCTGAATCTAATTTAATTTTTAAACCATCACGAGTAAATGATCCATCTTTAATTTTCTTTTTTGTTTCAGGGTCTAATGAATCAAATACTTTTTTATCTTCTTCTGTTTTTGGTTCTCTTAATTTTTCAAGCTCATAGTCGGATAATACTTTTTTATATATTCCATCTTGAAATGCGGTAGCTTTATCTGCAACAATGTCATAAGGATTAAGTAACATGTATCGAACTGGTATCTCTCCAGGCTTTAATGTCTGAGATGCGTATACATAATTCATCTTCATTAAGTCTTCATTAGAAAACTTACCATCTACTCTATAAAAAAATATATTCCCTGATCTATAATACTCTCTGAAATATTGATCTTTTAATTTCCATATGCCTATTTTTTTCATCCATCCCTCAATGAACTTTTTGGATCGGTCATTCTCACCCTCAAGGTATATAGGGGAATTAGAAAATTCAGCCATTATATCTATAGCATTTCTAAAAATTGAAATGTTAGCATAAGCTTTTTGGCATAGCTCTATAGCATCTCTAACATTAACTCCATCGCCAGAGTAATCATAAGGAAGCAGACCATTCCTAATATTGACGTATTTATCTTCTTTATTGTTGTGGTGTATGGCATTTTTTCTAGAAGTTGTATGATCTCCATACTGAACTCTTCTGTTCGAAGTGTTTGCCGCAGCAGACTGAACATAAAAACTGTCTCCAGCTGTTTCTGGTAATGTTCCTATAGCTTCATTCAATTTTAATATATCATCTATAGGTTTATCCTGCTTTGAAAATTGGCTCCAATAATCAGATCTTTTTGTATACTTTCTTTTTTCTTTCACAATACATAATACACAAAGTCTAACTAAAAGTCTATAAAAGTTAAAAGTTAACTTATAAACATTGGAGCAAATGTAGAATGGGCTTGCTGAGCCTTGGAGTTATTCATGTCATGAAATACCTTAACCATCCAACTCCCAAGAACTAAGGCTGAGTACGAATCCTTCCTTGCTTTATCAGGTCCAGTCTGCCTTCTAAGCTCTGGAGGTAGCCCAAAAGTCTGCGTTCCCTGAGGTGAAGTTGTAATCTGAATTAATGCGCATTGATTTTTTGTCATGTTAATCATGTCGTATTGATGTTCTATAAAGTCTATCATTTTTGCTTGACCACTTTGCTTTAACTCTTCTTCAGACAATCTAAGAAATTTTAATTTATTGATTGGTATTTTTTTAGCTCTTTGTTTGTTGTAAGCTTCATCAATTGCTCTAGAACCAAACCAAATGCGTTTATGATCAAAATTTGCTTGCAATAACTCATTAGCCTTTCTAATCCAATCAGATGTAGGCTTCCTTAGGAATAAATACTTATAATCTTTTTTATTATACTGCATTTTCGCAGTTCTTAATTCATCTTTATAATTTTCCATTTTATCAAAATCGCCGTCAACACCTTTTATTTTTATATTACTAGTTTTAAATAACTCACTCTCATTAACTGCATTGATAAATTGAACGCCTCCATTATAATCTCCAACTATAGCAATGATATTAAAGTTTTTGATAAGATAATGAAAATAAAAAATATGTTCTCGAAGTGGAGTTCCAGACATTGCATAAGAATGTACTAATGTTGAAGTGCCTGTGCTTTTATGATACTTTAATACATGCATAGCAAAATCATCACTACTTTCACTTTCTGACCAAGATGGGTCGAAAGCTAATATGTATTCATCCTCAGGCTGACCTTTAATTTCAACATGAGGATCTTCTCCGTCTTGTATAGTACATGATGCCATTCTAGACGTTTTGAAGTATCCAGAACTGTCATCTGTAAATAACGCTCCAAACTCACGCTCAAACTGGGACTGACTCATTGTAGCCTTAGCTTGAGTTATGAGGTTTTGGTCGTAAAGCTGCTTAGGTGCACAATCATAAGAAAACTGCATGATACACCTAGTAGCTTTATCTTGATCAACATCTTTACCTTGAATTAAGTTTTCAAATTGACTGTAAAGCTTATACATGTATTCAAATTTGTAACTAGCGGAAGACAACATAATTAATTTATTGTTCGGCCATACATATCTATCTTCCTCTTTCATTTTGCCTTGATCAATTAACTTAGTCTCTAAATTATACAAGTCTTCTCTTTGAGTTGGATTTTCTACTACAGAAAGAAAGGGAACAATAACTTCATTGTAGATTCTTTCCGGCATCAATAGGAACTCATCAATAATAATTCTATGAAACCTAAATCCCCGAAGCTTGGATCCATCTCCTAATGGTAAGGCTCTAATCCTACTTCTCCCAATTTCCATTAACCATTCATCATTGCTTTTTGATTTTTTAGTTATACAATTCGCTAACATTCTAGCTTCAGGCTTTGCGGCGATGTCTTCAATTTTTTTAAATATTTGTTTTGACTGTCTAAATGATGCAGCCAATATTCCAATTTCAACACCCTGATGCATTATAGCATCAAGGAAAGCGAATACACCAGTAGTAAAAGATTTACTCATACCACGACTCCATACCCCCATGAAATAATCAGTCTCAAACATAGCTTTGATAGCCATGTGTTGAAAAGGAAATAAATCTACTCCACCTACTAAACTAGTAGTAAAGGTAATATTATCTTTTAAGAATTTATAAAGATTTTGCTTAGCCTCATTTTCATCGAGGAAACCTTCTAAATTAAGAATTTCTTGATTGACGTCTTCCTTAGGTCGACGAGTTTGATTTCCTTCATCCCAAGCCATTTTTATCTATATAATATTGTAAATCAACATCCCATAATCTCTTGCCTAAGGTTAAAATCTTAGGGATGACTGATTGAGAGTTTGTTCGAGTACCTGTAAAAACAAATTGACAACTTCCAGCAAACTCGTGAGATATTAATCTCATGTTGTGGTATATGAATTCTAAATTTGATTTGTGTGGGCCGAAAGCATTATTTTTATATAACCTATTAAGATCGCTTTCCACAACTATAAATAAGTATGAGTCAAAATCTTGCACTCTCTGAAGTTCTCTTTTGAACCTAGCTAAACCTCCCGAAAGGGTGCCCTTAAAATCAGAATCAGATTTTCTATCTACATAAGTATAGTTATAATCATCGCCCCCAACCGTATAATCTCCGAAGTCTAACTTTAGATCTTCAGACACATTAAAGGTTAATGGTTTTTGCTCTCTTGTGTCAACAAAAATCTTCAAATTCTCAAAATGCTCATCTTCCTTAAAAAAGTTTTCATCAATCGCACTACCATGTAGCGGTCTTACCCCAGCCGCTTTACATGCTGCTCCATACGAACCAAAAGCATATTTATAAACATCTATGTCTGGTAACTTGTTAATTTTTAACTCTAAATGGTTTGGGGCGTACTTAAGACTCTTTAATTCTATCCTTTGTTTTAATTTTTTTAATGCGTATTCTGCAGCCTTCTCTTTATCTTGAGACATGCACCATTTTATTAATTGACTGCGAGTAGAAAAGTCATTATTAAAGTAATCATCTTTCTTTTTGAAAGGTAATGGTTTTCCTGTTAATAAATTATTACGTGGATAAAATGTAGTATAGTAAGTAGCTAAATCCATCTTGTGCTTCTTGAGGTGTATATGAAGCCCTTTTTCTGTGTCAAACTCTTCGTGACACACTTGACATTTAAAACTAGATGACATCGCTTTTAGATATGCCTAATATTCTTGACTTCCAAGAATTCATAGATTCCAAATTATCAGCTTCTTCCTTGATAGCCTTTTTTTGCATGTTTGCCATCTTAATCATTAGTTTTCGCTCTTCTTCGTTTTGAAAGCTTTCAACCAGTGATAGTATTGATGCGTTTTGATCTTGACGTTGGGATATCCTTTTTGATCTGTCTCCAGCAAGTCTTTGTATTAAAGACTCCTGTCGTTTTTCGCATTGATTATACTCTTCACTTTTGGTTTTTAATAGTTCCGATAGCCTTACCGTCAGCTCTTGCTGTTCGTCTGCTTCATCAAACATTCTGTTTAATTTCTCCATGTGTGAAGATATGTTTTTTAAGTTTATATAATCAACACATACATTTACATACAAATTAACTTCATCAGTAGTCAAGTCTGGCTTGTCCCAAGTAGCTCGAATAAATTCAGCCTCAAATAAATCTTGATCTTCTTCTTTATGATAATTACTTATAATCTGAGTAAATCTTGGGGATTTTAAAAAACGAAATAAAGATTCAATTGATTTTTTTTCCATTGCTTTCATTTCTCCTTCTCTTAGTCCTGCATCAGTATATAGGTTGACCTTCTCTAAGCATTCAGCTATATTTTTAGGTTCATCGTATTTGTTGCGTTCGGCTCGATTTTCTTCGCGTTTCCTTTTTTTGACCGCATCCAAATAACTTCCAACAGTTCTTTGTTCCCTGCCTAGCTTTTTAACTTCGTCATCAGGGAAAAGTAGTTGTGCAATTTGATAACTACTCATTCCGTCTTGAGAGTATTGCTCGATAAAGTTTTTCTGCTCTTCTGTTAATACTATAGGTTTAACATTTTCATGGACTGAAGTTTTATATTTTATCTCTTTAGAAACTAAATATTCCCTTACAGCTCTACCCTGCTTTGATCTACCATCTATAGTACCATCTTTAAATGTCGCGCGTGTTAATTCAATTAAATCTGGAATTTTATGAAAATTGTCGTCAATAAATTTTTTTTGTTCTTCGGTTAAGTTCATAATATTATATCTTTGTTTTTGATTATTTTAATCACTTTTTCTTTGAAGAATTTGCGCATATTTTTGATTTGCTTGTATCCAGCCTTTCTTCCTGATTCATTTGTCTTGTATCCTAATTCTTTAGCTACAATGTCTTCATTTATATTATCTATAAATAACATTTGATATATCTTGTACTGTCGATCAGACAAGTCTTCTTTTAAATGCTTTTGCACCGAGTCGATTGCTAAATCCACGTTAAAGTCATTTGATTTAAATGTCACGGATTCATATTCTTGAGAGTCTAACCTTAGGGGTATTTTAACATCGTGCGCACCCTTTTTACTTTTTTCCCACTTTTTATAAAGTGGACAACTACTATCTTGAGATCCGCTTTTAGTAAACGAACATAAATTATCACCTGCAATAGATGTATCAAAAGGGCAATTGCTACATGGTTTTGCAAAGTTTAAATAAAAGTTTCTTAAAATATTTTTAAATTGATTACTTATAATTTTATTTATCCAAGGCTTTAATTCTCTCTTTTGATCCCATTTATCCCATTTTTGATAAATATGTAATCTTATTATTTGCTCAACATCCTCAAAAGAGATCCAGGGCATAGAATCAAGAAACCATTTGTTTTTACGTTTACGAATTTCTTGATTGATTACTTCAATTTGATCTTCGAATATAAGTTTTTTAGGTCTACCCATTTTTTCTAGGCCTACCCCTTTTACGTCTGGTTGGTTCGTTCTTCTCTAGCTCTCTAGGCATAATTGAGCCCAGTGTAAAGTTGGTGTTAGAAACTTCTATCTCATACTCTAAATTTGATATATCAGGAACTTCATAAATGTCAGTACCGTCTTCATCGTGCACTTCTTTTTGGATTGGTTGCGCTCGCAAAGATTTTTGCTTTAATGGTGTAGCTCCTCTAGCCTGACTTAAACCTTGATCTAATGGAGTTCCACAGCTAGAACAAAATTTAGGTTTAGTTATAGTGTATTCGTTTTTTCCACCACAGTGTTGACAATATGTTGATAACATACTATCATAGTAAAAACATATTTACATTAATTCCAATTAAAATTAAATTAAATAACCGCTAATTATTTTTGCTTGATTCTCTATTAAATCAATATCTTTTTTGTATATCTCTGTTTTCTTTTTTGTAAAGTCTATACATATAATCCCTACTACGCCATGATTTAATGTTTCTATGGGAAATGCATAAGAAGATCGTACTCCACGTTCCTCTAGCCAATTGCGTAATAATGGGCTATCAATAGACTCAATATCCTCAAGTCTGAAAGATTTATCTCCATGGATACCCAATACATCTTTAATGAATGCATTAAATGTGCTAACTCTTAAATCTTGCAACCTCATCGACTCAGAACTAACTCCAGAATTCAAAGATTCATATGTACAACTAAATTTCTGTTGGTGGTTTCCACTGTAAAAATGATCACCGTTATGAAACTCAAATATGTATGCTCGATCAGCAGCAGTCTCGTTCCTGGTGAAATCTAGGGCTTTTTGCACATTTTCGTTTTGCTTTGTGTATTTCACAACACAGGCATTTTGTTTATTTTTTTTAGCTTGAACAAGCTCTTTAATAAAG